CCGACCTGAAGGATGTGCGGTTCCTCGTCAACCACAATGTGGACATGATCCCACTGGCAAGAAGCAGAAACAACAATGCCAACTCGACCATGCAGATGAGCGTGGACGAGAACGGCATGAACATCCGTGTGGATCTCGACACCGAGAACAATGCGGATGCACGGAGCCTTTATTCAGCGGTGCAGCGTGGCGACATAACCGGAATGTCGTTCATGTTCTCCGTTGATAAGGATACATGGGATGATGCCGACACAGACCATCCGACAAGACACATCCGGTCTATCCGGAGAGTTCTTGAGGTGTCTGCCGTCACCTTCCCTGCCTACGCACAGACCTCTATACAGACAAGGGGCCTTTCCGAAGCACTGGACAGTGCGAAGGAATCACTGGAGAGTGAACGCAACCGGCTGAAAGAGATCGAGCGCAGGAAACAGAAAATCAGAATACTTACGGAGGTGCTTTGATGGAACTCAAAGACAAAACTGTCGAGGAACTGATGGAGCGTAGGAGTGCCATATCGGCAGAAATAGATGCTCCGGATGCTGACCTTGATGCACTGGAGGCCGAGGCCCGCTCTATCAACGAAGAGATAGAGAACCGCAAGGCCGCCGAAGACAAGCGGAACGAGATCCGCAACGCTGTCGCCATGGGCGATGGTGAAATCACTGAAAAATTTGAAACAGAGGAGAGAAACAAAATGACTCTTGAAGAAATCCGCTCCAGCATGGAGTACAACGATGCGTTCGTTAACTATCTCAAAACCGGTGACGATTCCGAGTGCCGTGCCGCACTGCTGACCGAGAATGTCTCCGGACAGGTTCCTGTTCCCACCTATGTTGAGGACAGAATCCGCACCGCATGGGCAAGACTTGGCCTCATGGATCTTGTGAGAAAGACCTACATCAAAGGCAATCTGCGTGTCGGCTTCGAGCTGTCCGCTGATGGTGCTGTTGTTCACACCGAAGGCACTTCTGCTCCTTCCGATGAGACTCTGACCTTTGGCGTTGTCCAGCTTACGCCCGTGAGCATCAAGAAATGGATCAAGATCTCTGACGAAGCCATGGATCTGAAGGGAACTGCGTTCCTCGACTACATCTATGACGAGATCACCTACCAGATCGCCAAGAAGGCACAGGAGCAGCTGATCGCCAAGATCACCGCCTGCACCGCTTCTGCCACCGCCAGCACCGCTGGTGTCGGTGTTGTTGCCGGTACTCCTTCTGTCGGTCTTGTCGCACAGGCCATCGGTGCCCTCTCTGACGAGGCCGCCAATCCTGTCATCGTCATGAACAAGGGCAGCTGGGCACAGTTCAAGGCCGCACAGTATGCCGCAGGATATGCCATCGATCCGTTTGAGGGTCTGCCTGTCTACTTCGACAATACCCTTCCTGCCTACACCGCATCCGGAACCACCGGAAGCACATGGCTCATCGTTGGCGACTTCGGACAGGGTGCACAGGCCAACTTCCCCAATGGCGACCAGATCAGCATCAAGTTCGATGACCTCTCCCTCGCAGAGAGCGACCTCGTCAAGATCGTGGGCCGTCAGTATGTTGGCCTCGGTGTCGTAGCTGACAAGGCGTTCTGCAAGGTTACCTTTTGAGGGGGGAGCGGACGACCGCTCCTCCAATAAGGTCGGCACTGGTGAGGCCGACTATATGGTTCTGAAATCTTGATACGGAGGTGACACTAATGTCATACGAACCTACAACATGGAAAAGCGGAGACACTGTTACCTCCGCCAAGCTGAACAAAATGGAACAGGGGATAGCCAATGCCGGAGCGCTTGTCGTGACCGACACAAACGGAACGCTCGACCACACATTCCAAGAAATCTACGATGCCGCTCCGCTCGTTGCTCTTTATGCACTTCCTACCGGTTATAACTGGCTGTTGGATGCAGCTGAAGATGGTGGAATGTACGGCGTCGTGTTCGACAAAGCCGTATATTTGGCCTCCTCGGCAGACGGCTATCCGTCAAAACAAACATAAATAGTGCTTTTCAAAGGAGGCTTTAATGAAAACACTAATCGCACTACCATGCATGGACATGGTTCACACAATATTTCTTAAATCGCTGTTAGGGATGGACAGGATAGGGCAATGCGGTTTTGCCTTCTCCTGTTCTTCCCTTATTTACGATGCTCGAAACCAGCTTGCGAAACAGGCGGTTACCGAAGGCTACGACAGAGTGCTGTGGCTTGATTCCGACATGGACTTTATGCCTGACCTCCTCAAACAGCTGTCTGCGGACATGGACGAGGGCAGAGAGTTCGTGACAGGACTCTATTTCAAGCGCAAGGCTCCGGTCAAACCGGTCATCTACAAAGAACTCGGCTTTTACAAAGACGAGAATGTGGAAGGTGTCACTCCTGTGGCAGTTCCCTATGAGGACTATCCGAAAGACTCCGTTTTTCCGATTGCCGCTTGCGGTTTCGGAGGGTGTCTTGTTTCCGTGGACTTGATCAAGAGAGTAGGCGACAAATTCGGTCTTCCATTCTCTCCTGTGATGGGATTCGGTGAGGACTTGTCCTTCTGCACAAGGGTTTCGGAACTGGGTGTCGAGATGTTCTGCGATTCGAGGGTAAAGATGGGCCATGTCGGCCTCGGTACCATCACCGAGGAGACTTATCTTTCATTCAAATGACGGAGGATTCAGATGGCAATAACCACAACAATATCGACAGCAACGATGACAGCTGTCAAAACGGCACTGCGGATCTCGACCACCGCATACGATGACGAGATAACAGACCTCGTCAATGCGGCCGTGAGGGATATGAGCCTTGCCGGTATAACAAACGACACGCAGTCAGATGCGCTGGTGCTTCGTGCAATCATAACCTATTGCCGTCTGAACTTCGGTCAGCCGGACGATTATGACAGATTGAAGGCATCCTATGACGAGCAGAAGGCACAGATGAGCATGGGAACAGGGTACACGACATGGACAGAAGCGACATAATCACTCTGTACAAGGACACTGTAACCTATGACGATTATGGTGTCGCAGTCAAGACTCGCACAGGCCGAGATGTTTTCTGCAAGGTCGATTCCGTCACACGCTCCGAGTTCTTTGAAGCTGGTAGAAACGGACTCAATCCGGAGTACCGCATCACGATGTTCTTTGGCGACTATGAAGGTGAAACTCTCGTTGGTTATAACGGAAAGAATTACAGTGTGTATCGCACCTATCAGGCCAAGACGGACATCATTGAACTCTATGTAGAGCGCAGAGTGGGAACCGACATAACACTCGGAGGTGAAGGCAATGGCAATGGTTAATACTTCTGCCTTCAACTTTTCGGAGGCTTTCCACACTGTACTTGCCAATTATGGTGCAGACGCTGCCCATGTCATGACCGAAGCAATTGACGAGGTGTCCAAAGAAGCAGTCAAGAAACTGAAGCAGGAATCGAGAATCTTTAAGGGCACCGGAAAGTATGCTCAAGGATGGACGAGAACCAAGGAAAAGAAAAGGCTGAATGTTGTCGTCACCGTGCACGGCAAAAAGCCGACATATGCCTTGGCACATCTGCTCGAAAACGGACACGCAAAACGAAGCGGAGGACGGACAGCAGGGAAAGTGCACATTGCTCCTGTTGATAAATGGGCACAGGATGAGGCCTACGACAGAATGGTATCGAAACTGGAGAAACTGTCATGACATACAAAGAAGTTTATCAGATAGTGTCAGCAATAGAACTGACACCGGCACAAGGACAGACTCCTGCGACATACATCCCTGCCGCTTATTATCAGTTTCCTGCCGAGAACGCACCGGAACCGCCCTTTATCTGCTACTACTACACCGGAGACAATGACCTCAAAGCTGATAACTCCAACTATCAGAAGATCCGGCAGTTGACAGTAGAACTCTACTGCAACAACAAAAACTTCATATTGGAAAAAGCCGTTGAAGATAAACTTACCTCCAGCGGCTTTGTTTATACAAAAATGGAAGCGTACATCGATTCCGAAAAGATGTACATGACTACATACGAGACGGAGGTAATTATCACCAATGGCTGATACCAACAAAATCAAGTACGGCATAAAGAATGTCTACTATGCCACAGCAACGATCTCCAGCACCGGCACGGCCACCTACGGATCTCCGAAGGCTTTGCAGGGTGCCGTCTCCCTGTCTCTTGATGCACAGGGCGACACCAACAAATTCTATGCGGACAACATCGTGTACTTCACCTCTGTGGCCAACAACGGCTACGAAGGCGACCTCGAACTGGCAAAGGTTCCGGATGACTTCCTCACGGACTGCCTCGGCTTCGTTCGTGACTCCGCTGGCGTTCTCGTTGAGGATGCCGGTGCGAATCCCACGCACTTTGCGCTCATGTTCCAGTTTGAGGGAGATGTGAACGCAAAACGCACTGTGCTCTACAACTGCGTGGCGACTCGTCCTTCTGTGGCCGGTTCCACCAAGGAAGAGAGCATCGAGCCGCAGACCGAGACGATCTCCATTACTGCGACCACCATCTACAACGCAGTGCTCGGCAAGGATCTCGTCAAGGCATCCTGCACCTCGACCAGTGCTTCGGCCGCATACAACAGCTGGCTCACGACAGTCTATCAGACCACGACCACCTGATGGTCACTAAAGGAGGCAAATTATGCTTTATAGCAACATAACAATCGGTGACAAGGAATACAGAATGTGCTGTGCCGCTTCGGTCAACTTGGCATACTACAACATCTTCCATGAGGACTTCATGTCACAGATGAATCCGGACGAGCCGAGCAAAGCAATCACACCTTTCACCAAGATGGCCTTCGTCATGGCTATGAAGGGCGAGAAGAGCAAGGACGAGATGCGGAAACTCTCCATTGCCGATTATGAGGCATGGATGGATGAGTTCTCCTTCGGTGACCTTGTGGCAGCGATGCCGCAGATCCAGTCATTGTATCTCGGCTCAGCAAGCACACTTGTCGAAGCAAAAAAAAACACAGACGAACCGAGCGACAAATGACCACAGCACTGTTCCTTCTCCGAGCCGTTCAGCTTGGTCTTAAACTGGACGATCTGGACAGCTTGGAGTGGGGAATGGTGTCCGACATGATGACGGAATCCGAAAACGATGACCACAAGTACAAGTATGTGGCCACGCAGGAAGATTTCGATAGGTGGTGACTGAATGGCAAACATAAGAGGCATAACCATAAAGCTGGATGCCGATGCCTCCGGCATTGAAAAAGCACTAAAAGGTGTAAACACCGCTCTAAAGCAGACACAATCGCAACTCAAGGATGTTGACAAACTCCTTAAACTTGATCCGAAGAACACCGAACTGCTCACGCAGAAGCAGAAGCTCCTCGAACAGTCAATTCAGCAGACCAAGGAAAAGCTGACACAGCTGAAGGAAGCACAGAGCCATGTCGCACAGGGAACTGCCGAGTGGGATGCTCTCCAGCGTGAGATCATCGCCACCGAGCAGGATCTCAAAAAGGCAGAGGATGCGCTGAAGAACTTCGGCTCCGTCTCAAAGCAACAGCTGAAGGCAGCTGCCGAGCAGATGAAGGAGTTCGGCAACAAGGTCGAGGCTGTCGGCAAGCAAGTGTCGAAGGTTTCTGCCGTGGCGACAGCCGCACTGGCAGGAATGGGGAAACTCGGCATTGATGCGCTCCACACGGCCGATGACCTGAACACACTTTCAAAGCAGACAGGACTCTCGACTGACACGCTCCAAAAAATGAAGTATGCATCCGACCTTGTCGATGTGTCATTCGAGACGATGAGCGGAGCGGCCACCAAGCTGTCCAAATCCATGGGCAAAAATGAAAAGACATGGGCCAAACTTGGCGTGTCCGTCAAAGATGCGGAAGGCAACTACAGAGATGTCGAATCGGTCATGATGGATACGCTCAAAGCGTTGTCTCAAGTGGCCAACGAAACCGAGCGTGACCAGCTGGCAAACGAGATCTTCGGCAAGAGCGCAACAGAACTGACCGGCATTATCGATGACGGTGGTGCGGCTCTCAAGGAATACGGAGACAAAGCGGAAGAACTCGGACTGATACTGTCCGGTGACACGCTCAATGCTCTTGGTGAAACGAACGACAAACTGGACGAAGCCAAAGCAACATTCAATGCGGCAAAGACAGAACTCGGTGCGACAATCGCAGAAGCGTTTGCTCCTATGATCGCGGACATTGCTGTCGTTGTGGGGAAGATAGCGGAATGGATCTCGCAACTCACGCCTGACCAAATCAAACTGATCACAACGATCCTCGGCATTATAGCGGTGGTCGGCCCTCTGATTCTCATTATAGGGAAACTGATCACGGCATTCGGTGCGATAGCATCTGCCATCAGCGCCATCAATGCGATAGGTATGCTGTCCATGGGATATATCGGCCTTATCATTCTCGCAATTGCGGCTTTGATAGCGGCCGGTGTTTGGCTTTACAACCATTGGGATGAGGTCAAGGAATGGGCCATCCAGCTGTGGGAGAAAATCGTTGAGATTTGGAACAACATCAAGGATGCCATCGTTGACACATGGAACAATCTCGTTGAATCGGCCACCGAAGCATGGAACAACCTTAAAAATGCTGTCCTGACTGCGGTGCTGACACTTGTCACTCCCATCATAGTGGGATGGAACACCATCAAAGACGGAGTTGTCAATGCGATCAACACTGTGAAGGAAAAGGTGTCCAATGCGTGGAACACGATCAAGAGCATCGTCCTCGGTGCGATTGACGGCATCAAGGCAGGAATAAATACATTTAAATCCGCTCTTTCCAGCGTAGCAGACAAAGCGCAGGAAATAATCAACAGAGTTCGCAGTATATTCAGCGGCACGATCAGTTTTCCGCATATCAAGGTGCCGCACTTCCACATTACTGGCGGTGTCATGCCGTGGGGCATTGGCGGTGCCGGTACGCCTCCGACCATTAATGTCGAGTGGTACAAGAAGGCATATGAAAATCCTGTCATGTTCACTTCTCCGACTGTCCTCGGAACCGGCTCCGGTCTGAAGGGATTCGGAGACGGCAGCGGAGCGGAGATCGTCATGGGCCTCAACAAACTGCGTGAACTGATGGGAACGAGCGGAACAGTGATCAATGTCTATCCGTCACAGGGAATGAACGAGACTGCACTCGCACAAATGGTGCAGGACAAGCTCGTCCAGCTTCAGAAACAGAGGGATTTAGCGTATGCGTGAACATCTAACATGGGCAGGAAAAGACTTCCGTGACTTCGGGGTGTACATCTCCGGACAGGGAACATTCTCCGCACCGGCAAGGGCATACAACATCCTGTCTGTGGCCGGAAGGAACGGAGACATCATCACAAACGAGAAACGGCTCGAAAATATCCAAGTGACCTACAAGGCATTTATATACACGAACTTTGATGCGAATCTGCGTGACCTTCGGAACTTCCTCCTTGCAAACATCGGCTATCAGAAGCTGATAGACAGCTATCATCCGGACGAGTACCGCATGGCACTCTATGCCGAGGACTTTGATCCGGAAGTGGAGAGCAAGAACGATGCAGGGCAGTTCAATCTCACATTCAACTGCAAACCGCAGAGGTATTTGACTGTGGGCACGACAGTGACAACGCTGAACGCATCCGGCAGCATCATCAATCCTACGCTGTTCCCTGCACAGC